TGACCACCAGCGCCAGCAGTTCCACTACTTGATCCTCCGCCCTGACCAGCATTTCCCTTGTCTGCAATCACCAAAGAACCGAAAGATGTTTGCCCGCCATTAGTCCCTGCGTTGCCCGATGTATTATCTGTAGTCTGAGCTGCTCCGCCATTGCCACCCGCACCAATGGTTATTGAATAAGTAGGTGACGTTAGTGTCGCTGCCCTCATAAATCTTTGCACAAAAGCTCCGCCACCACCAGCCCCACCGCCTGATCGTATTACTCCTGTCGGCCCGCGCCGACCACTTCCACCACCACCACCTGCGCCAATGCAGACAACCAATGCACCCCAAAAATTAGATGCCGTTGGTTTTGTCCATGTGTCGTTGGCTGTGTATTCGCGAATGACTGGATTTGTTCCCCCACCGCCCGCAGCGGTAAGGTCGGTTTCGCTTCCTGCGTCGTTCTTAAAATATAGCTTGCCGTCTGTCTTTGCGTAAACGATGCCATAGCCAGAGGACGGCGTAGCTGGTGAACTGCCTTGCTCTGATAAAACAGCCGATGCGCCCGCAATCAAGCTATCACTATTCGTTAGCTCTGCAAGTGCGGCGGGTGTTGTTATGGGTCTTTTATCTGCCATTAGTTAAGCTGTGTTTCCGTGCCTGCATCGTTCTTGAAATACAGATTACCGTCCGTTTTTACATATAACAAAGCCAGTCCCGATGACGGTGTGCTGGGGCTGCTGCCCTGTTCTACGAGAACAATAGACGCACCAAATACCAAACTGTCAGAGCTACTAAACTCCGACAGATTGCCGCTGGTTGTTATCGGTCGTAGGTTAGCCATTAGGCAAGCGTGATAGGCTGCTGTTCTTCGAAGTTGAGCTCAGTAGCTGAGAGCGCTACACCGACCTCTTGCGAGAGATATCCCGATGTTGACGGAGCCGTTGATACGATTGCGCCTGCCGTTGCACCGCTGAGATAGTACGCAGCGCCGGGGGTTAGGGACGTCAGCCCCGTTATCGTACCATCAAGGTACACGGTTGCGTTGTTCGGCGAAGTGACTGCCGAGAGAACAAAGCCGTGCGCACGACGGCCGTTGCTGGCGTCTGCCTTGCGTGCCTTGACTGTTCCGCTATCGTTCCACAAGTTCACCAGATCACCTGCGCTAAGGTTCTCAGATGTTGCGGCGAGCTTGGTCGTAGCGCCTACGCCCGTTGGCATCATCGTGCTATCGAGCTTGCCAGCGCTGTCGAGAGCGACGATCTTACCAGCAGAGCCTGCGCCCGCTGACGTTGTTGTGCCTTCGACTTCGGCAAGTTGTCCGCTATTGTTCTTTATGTACTTGTCTGCCATTGTTTACACCGTTTGAATGAGAGTGTCGACGTCTATTTGAAGTGTCGTCGCAGTGAGCGCCCGCCCGATGTGGACGATGTAAGCGCCACCGCTTGGGATTGTCTGTGTTAGCTGGCCGTTCGTGCCAAGAAAAACCGTGCCTTTTGTCCAGGCCCAATTTGAATCGGTCATGATGCCCGACGTTTTGATCGTAACACCAGCACCCAAAGATGCAGCATTCGACGTTATGCCGACGACCTGAGCGTTTGCAAGCGTATCGTTTGATGCGTAAACAGCCTGACCGCTTACGTTGGATGTTACCGCCCGCAGTGCCGACAGGTTTTCGCCAGCCGTCAATGACACGTCATCGGAGATAGGTACAAGACCGCCCGATGAAATGTCGAGGGTCACCGACTGATTCACCGTATTGACGTTGACGTTTTGCTCGACGATGTCGATGACAAGCGTTGACTGATCAACGTTTACGGTCGTCATGCCGTCACCTCGTCGAGCACCACCTGGACATAGCCTCGCAATAGCTCACTCGTTAGGCTGCTTACGGTCTGCTCCAAACTCCAGAGGTATGTTGTGCCGGCCGTCAGTGCGCTCGTCTGCGCTGCGGACAATGCTACTGAAAATGTACCTTGTGCGGCGTTCACGGTCGTTATCGTAAACGATGCAACCAAAGCCCCCGCAGTGGTGCGGATTTGCGCGGCGAAGGTGTAACCTGAAATGTTCGTAGCTACGCCGTTGGTCTTATGCGTGAACGTGCGGGCAAACCCTGCATTGCGCACAAGGTTAAAGTCTACACGTTCGCCAGTGTTTGACAGGATGACCATCGTTTGCCTTTGGTATGCTGACCACGAGCCCCGAAGGGCCCGTAGTCAGAACACTTAGTCCTTGATCAGATTAGCAGCAAGACCGCGTGTTGTTGCGTCCTTGCCATAGTCGCCATTGTACAGCACAGCCCATGCCGAGCCGAAGGTTCCCGCGGAACCATCGCCTGCCGTTGCTACCAAGTCAAGGTAACGATCGCGACCGGCGAGGTTGATGAAGAAACCGAAGATCTTGTTATCGTCGTTAGCAGTTGGGAGCGCAGGGGCCCCGCTTGCACCGAAGACACAACCCGTAATGTCGGCAGCGCCGGACATTCCCGAATCGTCAGACTCTTGCACCTTCAAAGCCGTCATGGCAATATCAGTTGCACCGAGTGCGAAGAAGATGGCGACCTTGCCGTAACCGGCCGTGTCGATCGTGTTAGTCGTGAACGAAGCGTTGTCGACGATAGCCGCAGGAGGCGTAACGAGAACGTGCTTCACGCTTTGCATGATGTTCATAGTTTGTTCTCCTGTGGATTAAGAGTTGATGGAAGCGAATGCGATGACAGGGCCAGCAACACGAGCCGAAGCCGTGGCGCTGTAATTACCGATGTCGTGAACGTTGATGTCGATGTACTGCGTAGCCTTGACGTACACGCTGTCGGTAGCGAAACCGAGTGATGTGTCCTGTTTGATGGCAGTCGTCATGCGATCACCGAACGAAGAAGCTTGTGCAAGGTTTCCGAAGTACGCACAGATTTGCGAGTTGGCGTCTGCCGTTGGCATGACATCAACATACTCGACAGGATAGCCGAGGAAGCGCTGGCCGAAAGAACCCGAAAGTTCGGCTGCCGTTGCACCACCCGTGGCGTATGCGAGACGCTCAGGCCCTGCAGCAAAAATTTGCTTGCTCATGTACCACTTAGCACCAGCGAGTGCGTACGTTGGAAGCTTGGCCTTGCCTGTGAGGAAGTCTCCGATAACGGCCTCGCTGACGAGGTTGCCCGTCAGGACCTGCACGCCGGCTGCCTTCGACTTGTCAGCATCCGTTGTCCAGGTTCCGCCACCGTCAACGACCAGCTTCTTGAACTTGCCGTCGAGACCGAGCACACCACCGTAGGTAGATGTTGCGTCGCCGTTGAACCCGGCTTCGTCTTCCTTCTTAGCGAACTGACGAGCGACCGATTCAGCGAAGCGCAAACCGAGGTTTTGCGTGCTGTTCATGATCAGCTCTTCGCTGAGTTGTGCGTAGGCGTACATCTTCTTGGCGTTCAACGTGACGGCGTCGAAAGACATATCTGATGTTTGCAGTGTGCCCAGTTCCGAACCCCAGTATGCGGTGACGTCATCACCGGCGCGGAAGATGCGGATCGATTCCGAGCCCATAGGCTCGACACGTGAGTTGCGACGGAATGTTCCGTAGGATTCCTTCAAGCTGATGATAAGCGCAGAGGTTTCCGTTGGTACGAAGATGCCGCCCGTGGCATCGTTGCCTTGCGTGTGCGACTTGTACTCAGTACCTGTTACCTCTTGGTACTTAGCACGTGCGGCCTCCGATGTCAGGCCACCGACGAAGAGACCCGTGACGAGGCTCTTGTATTCGGTGTCGCTAAGGTTTGACTTAGCAGCCGAATCGCCGACCTTGACAGTCTGCGTCTGTGGAAGACGGTTGGTAGGGGTGTTGCTTTGTGCAACACGTGATGCGTTGGATGCCTTGATAGCTTCGAAGCCCTTGACTTCGTCGAGCTGCTTCTGCAGGCCTTCGATCTCTGTGTTCAGAGTCTTGGCCGTTGCGACGTCGTCCATCGTTGGCTCTGTCTTAGCGAGCACAGTGTCGAGCTCGGCAGACTTCGCGCTGATGGCGTCGTTGATGCTTTGGATGTTCATAGTTAGTTGCGTTTTGCGTTAATGACAGCGCGAAGACGCTCCATTTCGAGGAGTGCCTTCGCATTGGTTGGTGTTGCCGAATCGATCAGAATCTTTAGATCGCCTACGGCTGACGACAGAGTTTCCAGCAGTGTCGAGAGACGCGCCACGTTTGCCGACGATAGCGTGCGCCCTTCCTTTTTGCGGATGTCGGCGCGTTCGTTCAGCCTCGTAATGACGCGCGTCAGTTCAGACGTTACCGTCTCGACGTCGTCATTGAGTCCCGATTTCACACCGAGCACCGCAGTAGCTGGGTTAGCTCCAAACAATACAGGGCTCCACTCGTAGAGTCGGCCCTTGACTAGTTCACGAGCACCATCAGGAGCATAGGTTTCTTCGATGACCGAATAACCAATGCTGAATTCGTCGATGATGCCTTCCTTGATATTCGAAAATGTCTCGCGTCCTGCTTGCGTGTTCAGGTTGAATTGGCCCTTGATGTAGAGCCCGCCCAAGTCCCGCAGCCCGACAGGCAACATGGGATCACCTGCCATGAGCTCACGGGCTTCCAAAGTCTTAGCTACTGGAGTATTCCAGTCATGTTGCCATACGCCCTTCGGTAGCTTCGTCTTGATGCTCTCGTCAAAAAACCCATACTTGACACGATCGCCGACGCTATCGACGTTGTTGAATACGGAAACGATGGCCTCGACGATGCCCTCATCGCCCAAGGCTTTTAGTTCCGTCTGAAATGATTTACGTTCGAAGTTCATGCTCTAATCGTCCCCGATTTGTTTGCGCAATTCTATGGACAATTGCAAACAAAATCCCGACACTGTTAGGATTCCACACGACGTGCACGGGTGAAACAACGGCAGTTGACCGCGTTACCAGCAGATAGCCCCGGGCCGGAAGGGTAGGGGGTGGTTTCGCCACCGACTACGAAGTTGCCCGCAGCATCCTCACGTTCTCCATGCGCGGCCGCGTGTGCAGGCCTTGCACCCGCCAATGCTACCCATTCCCGTTTGATGCCACCCAGGTCAGCCCAGACTTTCTTCTGGACTGTCCCCGTTGTTGCCGTCGATGTCGTGCGTGCTATGGCGTCGGCACGTGAGGCCTTCAGGTCTGTGAACTTCGCCTTGAGTAGCTTGGCAAGATCGTCTTCTTTGGCAAGTGGGTTGTCGGCGATCAGCTTCTGAACATCGGTTCGTATTGTCCCCACCGATTCGGCGATCTTGTCGCTAGAAATCGTCATGCCCTCACGACGTGCCACAGCGTATTCGCCTTCGGGGGCGTCGACCTCCTCAGCTGCTAAGGTAACCAGCAAAGACACCAGCTCTTCGCGGCTACCTTCGGTTATGTCCGAAAATTCCTGCTCCCACACGTCGACACTGAAGTCTTCTATCTTGAGCTGCAAGCTTTTGGTATTCGTGATGCTACGATACAGCTTGTCCAGTG